GTCTTTTAAAAAAATATAGAAAGTATATAAAAATAGAACATGCTAAATTAAAAGCTAGAGGTATACATAGAGTATTTGGTATTTGTGAATCTAAAAAAGAAAGAAAGTTTAACATAATATTTGGATATAAAGCAGTACCAGGTGGTATAGTATTAACAAATGATGGTTTATTAAATTATTTAACAGTAATGGAGACATAAAATGAGTATAGCAAATTTAACTATGAATGAAAAAGTTTCTTTATTAAAAGAACTTTATCATGATATTGCTAATAAAGGGCAAGATGGAGATACTATGCTTGCTCATATTAATCCTGAAGAAGCAGCTTTATTAAAAGCACATGGTGGTTCAGGAACTATTAACCCTGCTACAGGATTACCTGAGTATAAAAAAACAATTAAAAAAATAGCTAAAATAGCAGTACCTTTAGCAATAGGATATGCTACTGGTGGTGGTTTTAGTGCTGGTGGTTTTTCTTTTGGTAGTTTATTTTCATCAACAAATATTTCAAGAATTGGCTTAGGTTTGCAAGGATATAGTAAATTGCAAGAAAGAAAATATCAAAAAAAACAAGATACAGCTTTAAGAAATAAAACAGACGCTGAAAATAGATCTATGGAAGCAAGACAGAGATATAATTTATTACTTTCAAAAAGACAACGAATACAAACTATTAATTTAGCACGTAGATCTCAAGGACAAATAGTAGCTGATGCTGCAGGAGGAGGAGTAGGTGCTGTAGGAACTTCTTCATTTACAGGAGCTACTGGTGCAGTTGCTACTCAAACAGCAGCTAATTTAGGTAATTTTAATGTAGCTGATTCTACAAGTCAACAAATAACAGGACTTAATCAAATGGCTGCTAACTATGGTAGTGATGCAAATAGATATGGATCTAGAATGTCTGGTATGCAAAGTATGGATTCTTTAGGTGGATCCTTATTTAAAAATGCTGATAAAATTGAAAGCCTTTTTACTTAAATATAAAGGATATTAATGGATCAAAATTATATAAATATACCACCACCTCCTCTTGAAGAACCTAATACTGGTTATAAAAAAGATGAGTCTGCTTATGCAGGATTAATTCATAGTGAGGATGAACAAGAGGCTGTTAATCTTTATAATCAATCAGAACAAGATATTAAAGAAACTAACTACTCAAGTTTAATAGATAAAGCAAGAGAAACTTGGATTGAAGAGCAGGATTTAAAAGTTCAAAGAAATATAACAAATCTTATTGAAGATCCTCTTATTGATATTAATATTAAAAAACAACAATTACAAAAATATATTGATAGTCCACAAACTTATTCTTTAGATATTAAAGATCAATGGGTAGAAGAACTAAATGATTCTTACATTATTGAAAATAAATTAGAAGAGTCTGATGAATATCAAATAGCTGATGAGCAAGTATTAGATTTAAGAGTAGACCAAACTTTAGAATCTATGAAAGAATCTACAGAAAAAGTAACTATAGATCCTCCTAGTCAAGACGAATTTAATACTAGATTTAATAGATTACTAGATACTTGGTCTGATGTAAAAAGATTTTCATTACAAAAAAGTTATGATACTTTACCAGAAAATAGATTAGAAGGAGAGATTACTAAACCAAGAAGATTAACTCCTGAATTTAAAACTTTTATTGAAGAAGGACAATTTGATCCTAGTTATTTACCTGTTTTAGATGATGTAGCTTTTCTTTTTAGTATGTTCTATCATCTACCTGACTATGGATTAGAATTATTACAAACTTGGCAAGGTTTATCTAAGAAAAAAAGTGGAAATATAAGTTCTACAGGTATTGATATGGCAAATTCTTTAGCTAGAGATTCTTCTATGTCTAGACAAATAGATAGAACAAAAGTTTGGACAGATGTTAGAAAAGAAATACAAGAATTAAGAAAGACTGCAATAACTAAAAAACTTGCAGAAGGAATGGATTTTGTAATGAAAAGTGTAGGTTATGATACTACTAAATTTTCTGTAGCTAAAATGCCTTTTGATGTACTAGGAGAAGGTATAGATTATATAGCACAAAAAGATAAAGATCCAGGTAAAACATCTTTAGCTTTAGAAACAGCATTACTATTTTTATTGCCTTATGGTATAAAAAAAGGAAAACAATTTTTAAATAAACCTAAAAAAAATAAACGTGATCCTTTATTAGATGCAAAAGAAGTATTTAATGTTAAAGATCCTGAACTTCAAGTAGTTATAGATAAATTACCTAAAACAACAATAACTCCAGATGGTGTTGTAGTTCCTATTGAATATAAACCTACAAAAAGAATTACAGAAGGATCTGTTAATAAACGTAATAAAGCATACTATAATAAAAAGACTAATAATATAGTAGTAGATGCTGAGTATATTATAAAAAGTTTTCCTAAAACACCAGGACGTTTCTTTGTTAAAGATGGTGTTGTTGTAGGACGTTCTACTCAAAATATAGATCAATCAAAAGACATCGATACTTTACTTAGAGAAGATGCTCTTGAAATAGATATTAATACAGGCGAAGAAATGGTTATCTTTGTTGTAGAACATGAAAAAGCTCATGTAACAAATCCTCAATTACCTAAAGAATCTAAAGCTGATTATGAAACTAGAATAAATAAAATTGCAAATGATAGTTATAATGATATAAGATATAAAATGATTCAACCAGATATGCCAGCTAGTGGTAATCCAAAAATAGATACTCCATTAGCTACTACTAATGTTTCTAATCCTAAAGCTGGTACAGAAATGTTTGCAGATATACTAGAAAATCCTAAGAATGATAATATTGTAGGACTTACTAGAGAACAAAAATTACTTAAAATGTTTGATCCTGTAGATAATGTTTATAAATCTAATAACATTGGTCCTATACCAGATGCAAGTTCAATTGCTGGAATAATTAGAGCTAGAGATGCAGAAAATAAAATGTCATTAATTGATCCAGCAGATCCTCATTATCCTTTAAAAGAACAATATATATTTGATACTCTAGAACTTAATGATGCTATTTTAAAAAATACACAAGTCGTTCAAGCTCCTTCTTTAGATTTAGTTAATGGTACTGGTACTGGTTTTGTATTTGGTGTAGCATATAGAAAATCTTTTACTGAAAATTTTAAAGATCCAGTAGAAGTTATGACTGTATATAAACAAATACGAGATAGAATTTTAGAAACAAGAAAAGCTAAAGAACTACCAGTTAATCAAACTTTAACTATTCATGAAGTTTTTGATAGAGATGGTGCATTTCAACCTTTAGAAATATATGAAAATGTTGTAGGCTCTTCTAGTATTATTCCTCCAGAACGTATTAATCAAAATAAAGCTACTTCGTTTATTATTAGATGGAATGAAGAAACATCTTTTACAGAATTTTATAAACAAGAATTAACTAGAACACCTGAAGAAACATATACTAATAAAAGTCCTGTAAGTGGATTGTTTCCTTGGTTAACTACAAAAGTTTTATCAGGAAGTAACTCTCTTGGTCCTACTGCTTATTGGAATATGAGTATAGGTAGATTTCCAAAAGAAATAACTAAAGAATATAGACAGTCTATGTTACGTGTAGAACAGTTTACTAATCCACAAAGACAAGAAATGCTAGAAAATGTTGTAGTTAAACTTGGTTCAACAGAACAAATAATGTTAGATAAAGTACTTAGAGCTGCACAAACTTTAAAAATAGATTATCCTCAATTAAATTTAATAAAAGATGTATTACCTCCTAAAACATCTTTAAATACTCTTTTACGTATTCAAAATGCAGCAGCTCATTTAAGAGTATTTTTAAATAGTATACATCGTTATAAAAATAGTGAAGCTTTTAGTTTCTTATATAGAGCTGGTTATAAAGATCAGTTAATTATAACAGATCCTGTATCTGGCAATCCTCAAGTATTTCCTGCTCAAAAGAATTTTTATTTGCAAGAATCTGATAGAGCTATAGTACCTCAAGAAGAAGGAGGATTTTTTTATTCAGAAGCCTATCATACAGACTATCAAAGAATGGTTTTAATAACAGTTAGTCCAGAGCATATGAAAAAAACAGGGGAAGTTTATAATTTTGTTGATGGAGTACCAAGAGAACAAGTATACAGATCAGCACATATATTTGAAGATCCTAGTAACCCATTAGGAATAAAAACTGATTATATAATATCACCTACTATTAAATTAATGCCATTACAAAGTAATTTAATACCTTATATTAAAGGACATATACCAAGAATAAATACAGATTCTGTAATAATTGAAGCAATACCTAAAGATGTAGTACGTAATGGTCAACGAAATGTATTTAAAGAAGACTTTGGAACAAATAAACAAGATGGTTTATATGACTTTACAACACTACCTGTACAACAAAAACAAAGAGATAATGTACAAGAATTTTTACAAGCTCATGAACAATATGCTAGAGTTGTTGCTACATTTGAAACTAAACAACAAGCAAGAGAATGGGCAAAAACAAATTTAATTACAAAAGCTATGCCTATGTATCCTAATCATGTATTTTCTACTAGATTAGGTAAAGATTTACAAGCAGAAACATTACGAATGCACTATGAAGCAGAAGCTAATCAAGCAATGTCTAAAAATTTAAGAGGTAATTTATTACATTGGGAAACTGCTGATGGACCATTAAAAGCATCTCTTGTTAATAGCCATACAACTGGTAAAAAATATTTAAATAATTTAGCAGTTTCTAGAATGGAAGACATGTTTATAGAATTATATGTAAATCCTGGAACTAAATCTGTAGTAGGAATTAAACCAAATCCAAAAGATAGTATTAGTAAATTTCCTGTAAATGTAGATTACATTTATAAAAAACCAGGAGGAAGTAAAGCAGCTTTAGATCAAGCTCAAGCTTTATTTAATCAAATACAAAGATTAAGAGTAGGAACACCTAATAGAGATCTTGCAACTTTTACTTTTAATACTGCTAAAACTATAGCTGATAAAATAGAAAATGATTCTAAGTTTTTAAAAATATTTAATAGTCAACCAGTTGTTAAAACATTAAGAAAAACACAACGTGGTTCTAAAGAAATTGAAGGATTTTTTCAACGTGCTTTAACATTTTGGAATATTAGATTAAATCCATTAAATATGTTATTAGTTCAATCACCAGCAGCATTAATGAATTTAATAGTTTATGGTCAAGATGGACTATTATATAATCCTATTAAAATGATGGAAAATTTTAGAGATACTACTCGTTTGTTTAGTGCAATGATGCATTATAATTTTAAAAGTTCTAAATTAGATCAAGCTTTTTATGAATCTTTTGATAAATATTTTGCAGAAAATGCAAAAATTGATTTACTACCTAAAGAAAAAGGAAGACTAGGTTATCAAGATAAATTTACTACAGAAGATTTTATTATGATTATTAAAGAAGCTAAAGAAACAGGTTTTTATGATGTAATTAATCATGAATTTATGGCTAGTTTATTTTCTAATCAAATGATTGAATTAGGAGCACAACATACTTCATTTAATAAAACTCCTGATGGAATTAAAGATTTAACTCTACGTATGTTTAATCCTTTTAAACCTATTCAAAGTATTAAAAATCTTACACAAAGATTTACTGATGCTTCTGGACGAGTATTTATTGTATCAGAAGTTCTGTCTAGACCTGGACAAACTATATCTGCTATAAGGAATTGGCAAACAAAAAATCCAGGAAAAAATTGGAGAAATAAAAAAGCAATGACACAAATTATGTTTGATGCTGATTTATTAGCAGGGTCTATGCATCAATATGGTAGATATAAATCTCAAGAATTTACTAGTACTGGGTTATTTGCTAAATTTACTCAATACGTTGATAAACAAAGAGAAATGTTAACTAATCAAGAAGCTAGAATAGGTACAGCTAAAGAAGCTTGGGCTGTTATGGCTGGTTGGGCACCTTTATCTGGTGTAAGTCATTTAGGTTTTTACGGTGGGTTGTTATGGGGTCTTGAATCTATTTATGATTCTTTTTTAGAAGATGACGATCCAAATAAAGCTATGAAAGATTGGGATAGATTTTCTATAATAGACTATGCTGTTGAGTATATGATGACAGGAGAAATGAATGAAGGAGATAGATTATTAATTGGTGAAAAAATAACACCTTATCCTGAAGGTACTTTTGGTATGGGTTTCAAAGGACAATTATATAACTTAGCTGTTTTCTTAGCATTTAGAGATACAACTACAGATAAAAATATTTTCTTTGCTTTACTTGAAAAAACATTTGGATCTAGAGGTACTATGCCTATGATTATAGGATTGTATGATAATCCTATGTTACAAGCAGAAGAAAAAGCAGAGGTAGCTGCAAAATTACTTGCTAGTTATATTCCTTTCTTTAGAAATATGACTAAATTAGATCAACAATTATTATCAGAAGATTTAACTACACGTTCAGGACATCCTATGGGTGTAGGTGGTAGTAAAGCAGATATAATAATTAGATCGTTATTTGGTATACAAACTAGAGATGAAAAAGATTTATGGAAAATAATAACAGAAGACAGTAAACGTAGAAAACTTTATCAAGATTTAGCAAGAAAATCTGTAGATCAATTTTTCTTAGCTAAAGGTTCTAGTCCTACACTAAAAGATATAAAAGATCATACTGCTTTATGGGTACATATATTACAAGAAAATGGTTATGTAAATGATACATCAGAAGCTTTTGAATTTATAGCTGAATTTGAATCTCTTGTAAGAAGACAAGATGAAAGTTTAGTTAATATTTTAGCTAACCAAGAAATTGCTGATATAGTTATGCAGGAAATGTATAGTGAAGAAACTGTAGATAAATTATTAAAATTAGCAAGAATTAGTAGAAATACAGGTGATTATATACAAGCTGAGAAAGCACAAAATAGAGCTGAGTTTATGATAAAAATTAATAAAGAATATAAAGAACAAAAATCAAGGAGAGAGAAATAATGGTTGATTTTACTACAACTAAAATTAGAGAAAATGCACCTAGCTTAAATTATATAACACCTAAATCAATGCCTGCTAAATCTAGTAGTCTTAAATTTGCAGCAGATAGTTTAAAAACAGGTATAGAAACTGCTATTGAAATAGATAAAATGGATGTAGTAAAAACAGCAGAAGAAAGAGCAGAAGCTCAGGTAGAAGGATATGAACAAACAAGTCCTTCTCAATTAAATTTTTATAAAGAACAAAAACAAACTGCTATAGAAAAGCTAGTAAAAGATCCAGATAATCCTATGTTTTTAGATATGTTAGAAAAATCTAATTCTAGTTTAGCTTTAGCTAGAGAACAAAATAGAATTTCTGCTTATGAATTTAAACAAAGAAGTAGGGCTATTGCTGATGAATTATTAGCTGATAATCCTGCATACTCTGACGAAATCTTAGCATCTATGGAAAGAGTATATAAAAGAACTGGAGTAAAAGATACTATTGCTCTTGATACAGAAATGATGGAAAATCGTCAAGAAGCTTATCAAAAAGAAACACAAAGGATGATAGACTTTTTAGAAATACAAAAAATTCCTATGGAAGGTATGGACTCTGAGTCTATTAGAACAGCATATAGATTAGAAAGTCAACGATTAGAAAAAATACAAGCAATAAAAAATAATACAGATATTATTAATGCAGCAAATGATGAAGATAAAGCAGAAATGAGAGCAGAAGTTTATAGAGATGGAGGTCCTTATGCAGAAGTTAATGGTTCATTAGTAGATTATCAAAATAATATAAATGAAATATTAGATGGTTCAAAGAGTAATGATGAAAAAAGACAATTATTAGAAGCTTTAGTAATTAAAGAAAGAAATGCTTTAGGTGCTTTTGTAGATTTAATGGGTTCAGAAAAATATAATTATTTATATACTGATAATATTAAAGCTATTAATGATATGCATACAGATGCAGAAGAAAGAATATCTGGTAAAAAAAGTAAAGAAGATATGGAAATACAATTAGCAACAAATAAATTTGCAAATGAATTAAACATTAGATTAACTCAAAATCCAGAATTGCAAAAATATCAACTAGATCAAATAAGAATTTTTGAAATAATTAAAAATATAGCACCTGGTTTTAATTTTGATAAAACTGAATTAATTGAAATATTAAGTCGTTTTTCTAATGATATGGTTAAAACAAATGAAAATGGAGAAACTGGAATAAGAGTAGATTCTAATGATTTATCTTTTAAAGGTTTATTTAATCAAACATTTTTAGAGCAAGTTCCAGCTGCTGCTAGAACTGCACTTAAATCTATTGAAGAACAAGGAGCTGTTACTTCATTAACTAAAGGACATTTAAATAATCTATGGAATGTTACATCTTCTTTAGGAGAAGATAGAAAACGAATACCTATGACTGATAAATTAGTTCAACATGTAAATGCTATGCCTCAAAAGGTTAATATATTTATGATGAAAAATTCACAAGACTATAGTAATGCTTATATAGAAGAACAGAATCGTTATAAAGATATTATTACTCGTGATCTTAAAGGAGCGTTTGATAAAACTGATGGTAAACTACCTAATATAAATAGAAATGAAAGTTTAGGTATACTTACTACTACTGATCCTGTATATAGATCTGCTGTAGGTCGTTTTAATAGATACATAGAATATAAAGCTAGAGGTATGGATAAAAAACCTTCAGAAATTTTTGAAGAAACAATGAATGAATTTCCAAGACTAAGTCGTAAAGAACCTAAAGAGTTTACATATGAAGAAGCAGAAGCTAATCCTGGTAATGTTGGTCCTTTTGATATTGTTGTTATGCCTAGTGGACAAAAAGTATATGGACCAGAATATGTCAGATAATTGGTGGAACAAAACTGAAGAAATAGTAGATACTGTTACAGAAGGAGTTCAGAATTGGTGGAGTGTAGAAACACCATTTAAAAAACAAGAGCAAGCTGAAAGTATTGCTAAAGAAGTAGAATCTCGTATGAAAACTAGTGGTAATACTATTATAGAAAAACCTGTTGTAGAAAACACAAGTATATTTGATTTAGATAAAATTAAATTTATTGAATCTGGAGGTAATGGATATAATAAAGATGGATCTTTTATTGTTAATAAAGCAGGAGCTGTAGGTCCTTATCAAATTATTCCTAGTATGGCAAAAAATCCAGGTTATGGTATTAAAGGTATAGATGTAATGAACACTACAGAAGCAGAACATAGAGCATATGCTAATGATTTTTTAACTAAATCTTTAGAATATTTTAAAAAAACTTATCCTAAAAAAACTAACCATGAAGAAATGGCTATTGCATCATATAATTATGGTATATCTGCAACAGAAAAAGTTTTAAAAAAACATGGTAATTTACATTGGAAAGGACATTTACCTGAAGAAACAATAAATTATTTAAAAAAATATTCTAATTAGTTTAATAAAATACAACCTTCTGCTTCCATACAAGGATAATCTGAATACATCTTACCACTACATGCAAACCCTGTAACTCTTTTTGGTTTAGGTTTTAGAGTATCTAATATTATTTCAGTACTAGATTTTCTGTCAGTAATAAATGCTCCTGCATCATAGATAGTTTTACTTCTATCTATAAATTGATAATACTTATTTTGTATTAGGAGAGTACACCCTTGGAGCATTGTACAAGTTAATAGGAGGAAAAGTAATTTCATCCCACATACTTATTAACTGTTACATTTACACCTATCTTTTGAGCATATCTAATTGCATACTGCGTACCATGACTCTTAGTATCCCATAAAGCTAACAAGTGATCTGCATTGTTCACAATTTGTTTAGTACGTATAAAGAAATATTTACTATTAAAATTAGATGTTGGATCTACTAAATGGTATGGTAGGAATCTTACTATGTCTATATTATGAGATTGTGCATAGTGACTGATTACAGGGTCAGGACCTTTAGCTGATCCCATTAAGATACATGTAGGAGACAACTTAGTAACAATCTTATCCACGGTTTTAAGACTCCAGGCATCATCTACTATACTTCTACTTCCTAATATGGCTAGCTTCATTCTGGATACCACGCAAATTGTAATCTAACTATAAACAAATCTATTAGTAAATAACTAATAGGATTGCCTTCGACAACCCCATCAGTAAATTCAAATCCTAAATGTAATCCTAGTATAGGATAATAATTAAATTTCACAAGCATTCCCAGTACATGCCAAGGTTTGTGCTCCTTCTGTATTATCATCTTCTTCTATAAAAGAAGTCCAGTCTATTTGTTTAGGTGTAATCTTACGTAATGCTTCATACTGTTCTTTAGTAGCATCTTGGTATGGTGCTTGTACGTATGTATGATCACTGTGTGGTAGGAATGATATACCTGATATCTCATCAAAGTATTTCCATACCCAGGCACCTACATCCATCCATTCATGATCTTTGACTGAGATAGTAACAGATGGTTTATGTTCACACCAATGTCTTTGGTATATTAACCAGTTCTCCATCTGTTCAATAGCTGTCATGTCATCTCTAGTAACAGCTCCTTTGGGTGCTTTCATAGGAAAGCTAAACACTGCAGTTGAGTCAGGTCTATACTGTTCATCTTCTACTTGCACCCCTCTATCTTTTAAGAAATCATATATAGGGTCTTTCTTATCCATACGGATAGTTCTTATGTAATAGTCAGCGTGCCTAGCGTGTATGCCACTAGCACTATTAACAAGCTGAGAGACAGTCCCAGAAGGTTTAACACACGTAATACTTTTACTTCTTGGTATGTCAAGTTTGTCTGCGTATTTATGATTGATGGTTCTAGCATGATCTCGCATCTCCTCTAAAAGTTTAGGATCAGGATTAGATGTTATTTTAGCATCCATAATACCTGTTAGTGATACACCTAACAATCTTTCTTCTACTGTATTATCTTTCCATTCATGAGATAAGAACTTAAAGTTAGTTAAATTAGACTGCAGTGTACCTAGTATTGTAGCTAGTCGCACTTTGTTAAGTAGACTATCTTTAGTATCACCATTTCTTACAACTACTTCTGTTAAATTACAGAACTGTTTATCACGTAGTATAATCTCACTACATGGATTTGTACCATAGTTTAAATCCTTAACTCTACCTTGTTTAGCTGCTTGTTTTTGTGCAGCGACTCTGTTAAATATACCACGTTCTCCTGACTTAGACTTAACTAAGGATACCCATTCGTCCATGAATGTTTCCATATCAGGTTTTTCTGTATAAGCAACTGAGTTATTAGCTAGTCCACGGTATGCAAAATCATTGTACCAGGCACCCATTTTAGCCTCTCTCATGCGTTTATCTGTAAGATTTGATAGTGAGATAAGGGCTGACCTTCTAACGCCTCCTACGACCACTATTTCGCCTACCATACATATAATATCATGTACTTCTAATGAGGTTAACTTGCGCCCTTTAGCGTGAATAAAGGATTCAATAACAAAATCAAACAACCGTTTAAGAGGTTCCGGTCCACTGGCTCTACCACCAAAGGTCTTGAGTCTAGCACCCGCTGGTCTGACCTGGGAGTAGTCAACAGTAGGTATATCACCTTCCCATAAGGATGATAAGAGTTTCTTAAATGCTTTCGCCCAGCCGAGCTTGCTGTCACCAACAACGATAATATCATCAGACTTACTAATATCTTCTGGTATAACTGGTAGCTTACTAATTTCTTGTCTTTCACAACTAAATCCTACTCCTGTTCCGTTCATTAATATATATAAAGCCTCTGAAAAAGCTCGTTTATTATTAATAGCGAGGTAAGAACAATTGTAAGCCGCAATATTATCTCGTTCACAAGCCTCTCCTGCTGACATCATAAGCCTCATACTAGGCATGATCTCTAAATTAAGAACTGCTTCTCGTATTTCTTTAAACTCTTTATCAAGTCCTTTGTTCTTAGACTTGAGGTATTTAACCATTCTGTCTACTGTTTCTTCCCATGTTTCACGTCGTTTAAATTCTGGTAAAAAACGTGCGTATCTACTTGATGCTATTACCGATTGGTAAATATCCAATTGCTATCTCCTATTCGTTATCTTGGTTAAATATATTGTCTGGTTCTAAATCTTCTGCGAGTAACTCTAACTTATCTTCTATCTTATCTTGGAACTTGTTAACTATATCTTCTGATGTAAGGTCAAGTACTTCTAATAATGTAGTCTCATCTAGTTGAATTAACTGGTCGCATACCTCTTGAAACGTAAGCATAGTGTTATGACCGACCCTTCTTCTTTTTATCGAACTGTTTATCATTAGGCTTAGAATTAAAAATCCTGTCCCAGTTATCTCTGTACTTATCATTGGGCACACTAGTCTTTAGTTTTGCCCCAGTGACTTCGTAATCATTTGTATTGTTTGGTCCTGGCATTAGTTGTCCTTTTTATATATGATATTTATATTCCAAATCTTCTGGAAGATAAATATATTCTTCTAACATACAACGTGTTGATGTTGCTTTAGGATGATTTTTTTTCACATGTTGATAGGCTTGAGTACAATTCTCAAAGTGTCCTATATACTTCCAATCACTTGGACCAATAGGAGTAAGTATTGTACTAATTACCATAACATAATAAATCATTTACTTTTCTCGTTTTTACAATAACCACTTAAATTATAATTACCCATACCAATTCTAGTAATACCACACCACCAGGCATTCTTATCCCAGATTTTAACAGGATCTCCACACTTATTACAAATTCGTTTAGCTTTTGGTTGCATTGTGTAACTCTTTTAATAATTCAAGATAATGAATACACTTATCTAAATCTTGTGTACCATTCTTATCTTTCCAACGGAGAAGATATTTAATAACATTACCTTCAATAAAAGGAATATTATTTTGTGTAATAAATTCAATAGGTTGTATCTTATACTTCATGTAGTGATTACCACCTATTTGTTTCTTATTTGCTTTCATAATAGTATACCATACTTTGCATTAAAAGTCAAGCTATTTTCTATACTTTCTTTTTAAGTAATGTAATGGTATAGCACACTCATCAAATGAACCATCAACTACATTATGCAACATGTATAATCCTCTCCAATGTTTATTAGTTTGTTTAGATAAATAACCTTCTTCATGTAAATAACAACTACCACTAATGATAGCAGTCATTTGTTTACCTGTTGCATCTGTAGCATAAGCAATGTCATGTCCTTGCTGATGTCCTGCAACACAAGACATATGCTTCTTAGTTAGAAGTGCACGTGCAGAAGTAACTGGTCTACCCATGACTCCACTAGCGAAGTAGTGACTATAAGCCACACCGTCCACGCTGACAACATCAAGATAAGGATATACATCCCAACCGAAATCTTCATATTTTAAATCCTCTATAGATATTAAACCTTCTAGTTTTCTATCATACTCAATAGCTCTAGTAATTCTATCTTCATGATTACCAATAGTAAGTATCATTTTAGGTTTATATAATTTCTTTTTAGCTTTAGCTAACCGTTTGTTTAATTCTTTCATAGGAGTTAACAAAGCTTCCATACCTTTTAATGATGCAGTAATATCTGCTTTGTATGTTCTACCTTCAAAAGATTTTTTACCTACATCGTAGGAAGATAAGCTAGGCATATCTGCAAAGTCACCAATCATTACAATTACATCTGGTTGTTTGTCTACAATATACTTACCTATCCATGTTAAATAAGATAAAGAAATCCCAGGCTTAACCTGGGTATCTCCTATTACTAAATGTTTTTTCATTAGTGTGTTGTCTCCATTGGTAGGTCTACTTGTTGATCTGTAAACTCTTCCTCTGATGTTTTAATTATACCCTCACGCATGAGAGCTTTGATAGCATAAGATAACAGAAACTCTGTTTCTCGTTTGTCAACTTTAAAATCAAAGTCAACACTACCATCATCATTTTCTACTAAGTTTTTTATAATCATTTATCCAATCCTTTCTAAAGTCTAGCCACATGAACCCTTCTTTCTCAGCCCATTGCCAGTATGTTGTTTTACTACGTTTGGTTATCTTATTATCTGGATTCATAAATAAGAATATTATGGTGACTTCAGGATTACATTCTTTAAACCAAACCATCTTTTGTCTAGTAGCTAAGTCAAGTTTACCTTTTGCTTCTATGTATACATTCTTTGCCATTTTAAAATCAGGATTATATTTCCGTGACTTAATTGGCTGTATGTATTGTATTACATCAGGCTCATACTTAACTCTCGGAAAGTGTTGTTTAAGTAGTTTCCAAGCTTTAACTTCTAGTTTACTTTTAAATGTAGGCATTAAACCTATCCTTAAACACATCATCTTCAGATTGCATAATCCAAAGCACTGATGCATTCATTAAAAATTCTTCGTCATTACTGTATGCATCACGGACCTTGTTAAACATTTCTTGATCCGTGTTACATTCAGCAAGTAAAGCTTTTGCTTTCTTTGGTCCAACCTTGTTAATACCTTTGATATTATCAGCACTATCACCTTTAAGACATTGTTCAAAGAAAAGACGTAGTCCTTCTATCTTACTTTGCTCTGTCCAAGTGTCAGGTTTAACCCAACCTTTACCTTTAATCTCCCATGAAAAATGTTTACCAGGTATCATAAGCATATCTTTATCTAAGGATACAATAACAGTATCATCTGTTTGATTGATACCCATAGCATCATCAGCTTCTAATCCTTCAGGTGCTAGTTCTGCACCCATACTTTCTAAAGCATACTGTCTTAATTCTTCTAGATGCTTAGGCTTAGGTGCAGTACGATTAGCCTTGTACTCTGGATAGATAGACTTACGGAAGTTAGTCTTACCAGATAAGAATGCACGATAGCTATCTGCTCCTGTTTTTTCTAACAACTGGTCTAACAATTCTTCAGCACGAGCAACTGCAATATTAAATGGATCTTCTTCTGCAGATGCTGCACATCTAAATACAACTAAATCATGGTCAATTAAAGCTTGCATAGTTACTATCTCCTATTCAAATCCATATACTTTCATTTGTAATGGTGGTAAAGGAGAAGCTTCAGTAGGTTTTATATCAGCCAATACATATTCTTTTCCTAAATCAATACCTGTATAAGGTTGATATAAAGTTATACTTAGTAACAGAAGGAAGAGAATTACTCCTCCTGATACTGCAAGACGTTTATCTATATATTCCATAGTCATTCCTAAAAAGGTATATCACTAGATATATCATCAATACTATCTACTTGTGTTGAGTCTGATAAAACATATCCTTCATATAGTTTAGCTAAACTAATAACATCATTAGCTGATGCTTGACTACCAGACAATGCTAAAGTACTTACAGCATTTGCTAAAGAGGATTGACGGACTATCATTACTTGCCTAGCAGCACGTTCATCCTTAGTCTCATAGTTACTACCAGTAACACGAGTCTTTGTAGAACTTACCTGGGCTTGAGCTGGTGCGTCAGTGTCGTTACGTGTATCTGTAACGCCTTCTGCTGAACCTATTGCTGTCCATTGCCAATAACCATTAGTATCTTTCTCTGTACTAACATGTATTACATCACCCTTTTGCCAAGCTTGTGCAGCTTTAAATACAGCAGGGTTTGCAAACGACATTAGCTTTTTAGATTGTGCTTGCCCTTGGTCATTTTTATACATGATTTCAATAGATTGATATTGTCTACCATTCTTTGCAGAATGTGTGTTTAAGCTTGATACATCTACAACATTTACTTGCATATAATCTCCTTATAGATCTTCTAAGTTACCCCATGATTTTCCTGTTTGTATATCAACTCTCATAGGTAAGTTGAATTTTTTACCAAATAATTTTGTAAAATTATCAGGCACATTATGAAAACACTCTTTAACTATTTCTACTATACTATTAGTATAACATACCTTTGGATCATAGTCAAGCATGATACTATCATGTACAGTATTAATTAGTTTAACTCCTGGTAGTTTAACTATTTTGTTGTATAAACTTACACGGACTATAGCCATCAAGTCAGCACCCAATCCTTGTACTGGGTAGTTAAGGATTCGGGTGCGTGGATATTTAAGATTACCCATACTATTTGTTTCAGGTAGGTACTTGTATGTTCTACCTGAAGGCATAACTAATTGATTAGTTTGTTTAACTTTAAACATAATGTCATCATGCCATTTCTTTAGACCACTATACTTTGTATAGAACTGATCGATTACATTTTGCCAAAACTTTTCATTACCTATATCCTTAAAGTTTGGATCATTGGCATAACTATAAGCACTACCACCATAGATTAATCTAAAGACAAAAGTCTTTGCAATTAATCTACTAGGTAATCCAAATCTTTTTTGATTATCTGTATGTTGATCTGTCTCTCCCATTATCTCTTTAATAGCTACACTATCTTGAGATAAGAACGCAGCACATACCCACTCTAGTTGTTTTGCATCTGCATTAAGTATCATAGTAAATTGTTTCCGTGTAATGTTATCATTGCTCGTATCTCTCGTTGAGCTTCTTTACTTAGTTTACCAAAAGTGCTAGCTACACCATCTTCAACTAACATATGACTAAACTCAACTGAAACAAAATGTTTATGTGCTTCTT